ATTCCAGATGTTATTGTTCCACCATGTGCCGTAGTTGGCCAATTAGATTTCACATTTGATGTTGACAATGCTAGAGGTTTAGACCAAGCATCTGTTGATGTATTTGTGATTGTTCAAAGAATATCAGAAAGAACAGGACAAGACAAACTTGATAATTTCCTGGCTGGAAGTGGTAATGGTTCAATCAAAACTGCTTTAGAGTCAGATAGATCACTAGGTGGCCTTGTTGATACACTCAGAGTTATAAGTGCAGACAGTGGTACATATACATCTGGTGAGCAGTCTTTCTTATCATATCGCTATAACCTCACAATCTGGGGCTAAGGAGAAGCAATGGAATATACAGTAATCTCAAACACAACAGTTTGCGGTAAGGTAAAAGATGAGAAACTTACCAAAGATGATATACTTAGTGCAGGTGGAAGTGTTGAACATCTTCTTGCAGCAGGTCATATTGTATCCGCAAATGCAGTAAAAGCAACACCAGCAGTACCACAAGCAACACAGCAGGAACCAAAAGTTTCTGTTTTTAACTCAGTAAATAACGAACAAGGAGACAAATAACCATGGCAAGATTAGTACTAACAAATGTTGAAGTACAAATTGGAGCAGTAAGCCTCGCAGACCACATCGCATCAGTAACGCTTGGAAGCACATATGATGTTTTGGAAACAACTGCATTCAAGGGTGGAAATGTTCCAGCAGCAGCAAAGACTCGTATTGCAGGACTTGTTGACAACTCAGTAACACTTGAGTTCCACCAGGATTTTGCAGCGGGATCAGTAAACTCAACAATTTACCCACTATTGGGTACAGAAGTAGCAATTAAGATTCAGCCAGTAAATGGTGCAATCTCTGCTACAAATCCAGAATACCAATTCAACGCAATTGTTTCAGAGTGGACACCTCTAAATGGTGCTGTAGGCGAACTAGCCACTGCATCAGTTACATGGCCAATCACAGGACCAATCGTTCAGGATGTAACACCTTAATATGGCAAAAATAGTCTTAACTAATGCATATGTTCTTTTGAATGGGCTGTACGACATAAGCGATTATGTCTCGTCAGTTTCTCTTTCAACGACTCATGACCTTATTGAGACTACACAAATGAACGATGTATATAAGACAGTAATAGCAGGACTTGGCCAGAATCAAGTAAGTTTTGAATTTTATCAGAACTATGCAGATAATGGACTTGAAGAAATTATCAATGGAACTTCGCTTGGCAACTCAAATGTTGGTACAGCAATCCCAATTGAAATTCGTCCTATTGATACTGTTGCAAGTGCAAGCAATCCAAGATACACCTTTAATGCAGTAATTTCAGAATGGCAACCAGTAAATGGTGCTGTTGGACAACTTGCTACTGTAGGTGTAACATGGCCTATATCAGGGCCAATTAATAAATTCATAACACCTTAGAAGGGGCGAAAATAAATGGACGGACTACAAATAAAGGTAAAGACTAGTGATGGAACAGAGGGTACATACTCTCTACGACCAAGATCAATAGTCTCGTTTGAGCAGAAGTTTGGCAAAGGATTTGCTAAATTGCTTAGCGAAGATCAAAAACTAGAACACATCTACTTCCTTGCATGGAGTGCATTGAAGGACAGTGGAAAAGTTGTAAAACCTTGGGGCGATGGCTTTCTTGACACTTTAGAAAGTGTGGAGTTAGTAGTAGACCCAAATTTAGAATCCACAGAGACAGCCTAACCTACACGGTAGCAATGTTATCTGTGGAGACAGGGATATCTCCTAATGATTTGATTGACGCTCCAGATGGAGTTCTTGAATCAATCGTTATTTATCTAAAACAAAAAAACAAGGATGTAGGTGGCTAATGGCGCAAAATGCAATAGTGTTGACTGGAGTAAAGGAAACACTAAAGTCATTGGAGTCATTTGACAAGCAGGCTGTGCGTAATTTTAACAAGGTTATCAATAATGAACTTGGTACTGCTAAAAAAGATGCACAGGCACTTGTCAGTAGTACTCCACCGTTAAGTGGCTGGAGTACTACGGCACCTGCTAAACCTCGTTCTCGTGGTGGTGCAGGATGGCCTGCATGGGATCAAAGTATAGTTAAAGCAGGAATTACAGCATCAAAGGCTGAACGCAGGGTTCGCAAGGATTATACAACCTCTGCTGGAGCATTAGTTAACCGTTCAGCAACAGGTGTAATCTATGAATTGGCTGGTAGATCAAATAAGTCTGCTGGCAAGAATAAATTTATTAGCAACTTAGAAAAGAAAGAGAGTCAGGCTTCACGCTTGATTTGGAAGATTGTTGATAGAGACAAAGATAAAATTGAAGAAAATGTTGCCAGGGCACTTGAAGAGGCTAAAGCAACACTTAAAAAGAATCTAAATAAGGAGAGAGCATAGCATGTCAACAGGTGCAGTAGTTGCCAGAATTCTCACTCAGTATTCTGATAAAGGTAGTAAGCAGGCTCAAAAAGATATTGCTAAACTTGGTAAGCAAATTGATGCTTTTGGTAAGAAGGCAGCAAAATCTTTTAAACTAGCAATAGTAGCAACTGCTGCTCTATCAGTTAAAATTGGTAAAGATGCTGTAGCAGCAGCAATTGAAGACTCAAAGTCACAACTGGTGCTTGCAAATGCAATGAGAAATACCACTGGTGCTACTCAGCAAGCAATTGACTCAGCAGAAGCGTACATAGAAAAGACCATGTTCCGTGTGAATGTGGCAGACGAACAGTTAAGAGCCAGCCTTGCAACATTGTTTATTGCAACAGGAGATTTAACTCAAGCACAAAAATTACAAGGAATTGCACTTGATGTTGCAGCAGCAACAGGAAAAGACTTAGCATCTGCAACAGTAGCAATTACAAGAGCACAGCAGGGCAATGTTACCTCATTAAAGAAACTGTCTCCAGAACTATCTGGACTTATTAGTCAGGGAATGAAGGCTGAAGAAGTCTTTCTACTTTTAGATGCTGCATATGGAGGATCAGCAGAAGCACTTGCAGATCTTGATCCACTAGCAAACTTAAAATTAGCCTATGGAGAAGTGCTTGAAACTCTTGGTACAGAACTTTTACCAGTAATTACACAATTTGCAGACATAATTGTAAAAGATGTTCTTCCTATAATTGAAGAATGGATTTTAGCAAATGGAGATACATTAAGAGAAGCCCTTATGGGTGCAGCCAAGGCAGTCATTCTTATTACAGATACCCTTGCAGACTTAATGGCATTCTATAATAGATTTGATTGGATATTTAAACTTGCCTTTTCAATGCTTGCATTTGGAAGAGCAGCAAAGGTTGCCAATAAACTTCTTGGACCAATGAGTGCAATGTTTAGAGACCTTAGTAAAGGTGTTACAAGTTTTAAAGATGTAATTGGTAAAGGCTTTGCCTATATACTTGGTGTTAACAAAGATAAAAAGAAACTTGATACTCTTGTAGGTGTTCTTGGCAGAATTGCTAAGGTAGTTGGTAAAATAGCACAGTGGTTCGTTGTTTTAGGAACAACAAGCATTATTGCATTTAATGGTTTAAAGTCTCTTTTTGGTATTGATCCATCGCCATTGACAAAAGGTGTTAATGCTGCGACTGATGCAGTTAACAACCTAAATGATGCAAACAATGCAAGTGGTCTTGGACCGTTTGCACAAACAATCAAGGCAGCAAATGATGCTGCAGCAAAAGCAAAACTATTAGCAGCAGCAAGGGCAAAAGCAGCAGCAGACGCTGCAAAAGAAGCAGCAGCAGCAGCCAGAACTGCTAAGGCAGAAAAACTTAGAGAAGATGTTTTAAAAAGACTTGCTAAGTTAAACGCTAAGCCAGGCACTGGTAAAGCATTTCTTGGTGGAGCAGTCCCTATAAGCACTCGTGAAGCAGCAGAACAAGAAGCAATTAATTTTAGAGCAGCAGAACTATTGTTGCTTAAGCAAAAAGACAATCAAGCAGAAATAGAAAAACTTAAGAATCTAAAAGAAAATATTCTATTACAGTCAATAAGAAATACTTTATCTGAAAGATATAAGGATATCCTTACAGCCTTGGCTGATGCTAAGATTGATAGCAAAGACATTGCAACGCTTGCTGGTAAATGGGGCGTAACTATTGAGGCTGCAAAGGCCTACATAGAGACCATATTTGCTATTTCAGATGGCAATATTGATGATGACGAGATTACTAATCTTGCTAAATCATGGGGAAGCACTAAAGCCCAAGCAGAACAGTACTTACACTTCTTTGCAGCACTAAATGACGGTATCTTAAGCGATGCTGAAATTGAAAAGTTAAGACAAAGATGGGGTATGACTGAAGCCCAAGTTCGTCAGTATGCTGACTTTGTTGGTGCAGTAAGCGATGGCAAGTTAGACGATTCTGAAGTCAAGAAGTTGATGGACAAGTGGAAGTTAACTTCTGATCAAGTTGTTGACTATATCCTAAAGATTGGTTCTCCTGTAACTTATTCAGGTACACTAATTGATCCAGCCAGAGCAGCAGAGATTGCATGGAAGAATGCAACAGCAGCATTAGAGGCATACTTAAGACTACTTGGTCAGGGTGCAACAACTGGAAATAAAGGTGGCTACACCTATGATCCAGCAGCATCAGTAGATGCCAACAAAGAAGCAGCAGACGCTGCAGCAGCAGCGGCAGATGCAGCAGCAGCAGAGGCAGAAGCAAATAGTGCAGCAACAGATGCAGCCCTAGCAGCAGCAAATAAAGTTATGGCACTTGTAACTACATTAGATTTAAAGAAAGCAAGCGGAAGAAGTTACTTAACTGATGCTGAAATGGACAGGGTGTTAACAGCAAGTAATTCTCCATATGCACCAACATCCGCAGCAGCAACGGATTTTGTTGATGAGAGAAGCAAGTTCCAACAGAAATATGGACTTTCTTCTACAATTGCAACTGCATCAACCATGGGAACAAGTTCATCTAGTTCAGGAACAGTTGTTAATCTAACAGTTAATGGCTCTGTAACTACTGAACAAGACTTAGTTCAAACAATTAGAACTGGACTTCTTGCTGCTCAGCAAAATGGCCAGGGACTAACATTGCAGGCGATATAGAATGTCAAGACCAAGATTAGGCGTATCAATCAACTTTGAAGATGGTCCAGCATTTGGAAATCCATTAATATTAAATGATATCCTGACACCTCTTGATACAGGTATCCTTGCAGATGCTCCATCAGATATTGTTGATATCACAAGCATGGTCTATAAGGCATCTGTTCGTAGAGGTCGTTTGCGTATTCTATCTAACTTTGAGGTTGGAACTGCATCAGTAACTTTATTTGATCCTGATTCTTGGTTCAGCCCACAAAATACATCTTCACCATACTATGGAAAATTAGTTCCATTGCGTAAAATACAAATTTGGGCAGATATTGAGTTATCTGGAGTTGACTATAGATTCTATATCTTCTCAGGATATATTACTTCATATGATACTGGTTTCTATGTTGGAACAGATGCAACAGCATCAGTAACACTACAATGTGCTGACGGATTCCGTCTTCTAAATAATGTTTCTACTGGAGTTGCTCCAGTACCAGGATGTACAGCAGGACAATTCTCTGGTGTTAGAGTTGAAGAACTTCTTGACTTTGCAGGATTTCCAGGATCAATGAGACAAATTGAACTAGGTGATTCTACAATGCAGGCTGATCCTGGTGGTCAAAGAAATATTCTTCAGGCTATTCAAACAATTGAGCAATCAGAATTTGGTGCATTTTATATGTCACCAGTTGGTGGAGCAAAATTCTTATCTCGCACAACTATTAGTGAGTTAGCAGACTCTCCAGCAAGAACATATTCTGACACAGGTGCTCCTGATACAATTAAATACTCAGATCTTGATTTTGCATATGATGATCAGTTAATTCTAAATGATGTTACAGTAACAAGATATAACGACGGTATTGGACCTGCCTTGCCTCAAACTATTGAAGATGCTTCAAGTATTCTTAGATATTTTACTAAGTCAGGTCAGAGAAGCGATATCTTAGTTCAAACAGACACTGAAGCAAATGACCAAGCAAGAACTCTAGTTGCTGCTCGTAAAAATGCAGAACTTAGAATTGACTCTATGACGCTAAACCTTTCTGATCCAGATGCAGTTGCCAGAAATGTGGCTGCATTAAGAGCAGATATTTATACATTGGTCAATATTGAGAAATCAATGCCTGGTGGATCTACGGTTACTCGTGAGTTATTCGTTCAAGGAGTTCAGCACGATGTGACACCAACAACCTGGACGACTAAACTGCTTACAGCAGAACCAATTATTCAGGCCTTTATACTTGATTCAACAAATCAGGGTATACTAGGAACAACAGAACCAATTCCTAACAACAATGCACTAACTTACTAAAGGAGAAAAACGAATGCCAATAGGTAGTCCAAACGCAGGATATCGCACATTCAATACAGGCGATGTTCTAACTGCAGCACAGGTTCAGTACAACCTGCAGAATCAAACAATCATGTACTTTGCTAATGCTGCAGCAAGAGACGCTGCCCTAACAGTAGGAACTGTACAAGAGGGTATGTTTGCATATCTTGCTGATACTAATACTACAGTTTACTATGATGGTGCTGCCTGGCAGTCATTTGGTACTGGAGATGTTACTGGCTTGACTGCTGGTGCTGGAATCACAATTACCAACGCTTCAGGTCCTGTTCCAACTATCGCTGTATCAACAGGAGCAACGCTTACATCACCAAAGGAAACAGTTGATATTTCTCTAACTGGAGCAACTGGTACTGTCAATATTGATATTTCAACAGCATCTGTTGAATTTATTAATGCTAATGCTTCAGCCAACTGGACAACAAATGTTCGTGGCAATGGAGCAACAACTCTTAACTCATTAATGGCAGTTGGAGAACAAATCTCTGCTGTGCTTCTTAATACAAATGGTGCTACACCATACTATCCAACATCATTTACTATTGATGGATCAGTAGTAACTCCTAAATGGCTAGGTGGATCAGCACCTTCATCAGGAAATGCAAACTCAGTAGATGCGTATGTCTATACAATTATAAAGACAGCAGCAACACCATCATATACAGTTCTAGCATCACAAAATAGATTTGCTTAATAGTTAACAGAGGAGAATCGTGAGTCCATTATTTCGTAACCCAAGTGGTATAGGTGTAGTGCTTAGATACATTGCACCACCACCTCCACCAGTTACACCTCCTGTGACTCCTCCTGTTACCCCACCCGTAACACCACCCGTAACCCCACCAGTGACACCACCACCTCCTGTTACACCTCCAGTAACACCTCCTGTCACTCCACCTGTAACGCCTCCACCTCCTGTTACACCTCCAGTCACTCCACCACCACCAGTGACTCCACCTGTTACTCCACCACCTCCTGTTACACCTCCAGTCACTCCACCACCTCCTGTTACACCTCCAGTCACTCCACCACCACCAGTGACTCCACCTGTAACGCCACCAGTGACTCCACCTGTAACGCCACCAGTTACGCCACCAGTTACACCACCAGTTACGCCACCACCACCATCATGCAACTGTGATCCATTTGGTAATTGTCCTGGAACTAACACTGCCTTCTGTTGTACATCATGTGGATGTATCTGTACAGGC